CTCACCAGCGACCGGAACAAGGGGCACAAGCGCAACACCCGACAGATCAACAACACCAGTCGCATGGCAGCACGCACCCTGGCTTCTGGAATGATGTCTGGGATCACTTCCCCTGCCCGCCCGTGGTTCCGGCTGGGATCCGGGGATACCGCGCTGGATGACTTGGTATCGGTCAAGACCTGGCTGCATCAGGTGCAGGCGATCATGTACAAGGTCTATTCGGCGTCGAACACCTACAACGCATTGCACACGCTCTATTCCGAGTTGGGGGTGTTCGGCACTGCCGCCATGGGTGTGTTCCAGGATTTCGACAACGTCATCTGGTGCAAGCCGTATACGGTCGGAAGTTACATGATCGGCCTGGACGGCAAGAACGTCAGCGACACCTTTTACCGTGAGTACGAGCTGAGTGTCGGGCAGGTGATCAAGCAGTTCGGCGAAGAGAGCGTCAGCAACGCGGTCAAGCATCTGTGGCGCAACGGCAACAGTGAAGCCTGGGTCAAGGTGGTGCATGCCATCGAGCCCAACGACAACCGCGACAACAACAGCCCGCTGGCCAAGAACAAATCATTCAGATCCGTCTACTACGAGGTGGACAACTCCACCCGCGAAGGCGGCGCCCGGTTCCTGCGTGAATCCGGTTTCGATGACTTCCCGATCCTGACCCCTCGCTGGGATGTCACCGGTGAGGATGTCTATGCCACCGACTGCCCCGGCATCACCGCCCTGGGTGACACCAAGGCTCTGCAGCTGGCGGAGAAGCGCAAGTATCAGGCCATCGACAAGATGGTCAACCCGCCGCTGCAGGGGCCTGCCAGCCTGCAGAACAAGATGAAAGGGGGCGTCCCCGGGCCCAATGAAATCATCTGGCACGACAAGCTGGGCGGCGGGCTGACCAGTATCTATCAGAACTACCGCCCTGAGATCAACCAGATCAAGGAAGAGATCCTCAACGTCGAGGATCGGGTGCAGCGGGCCTTCTACGAAGACCTGTTCCTGATGCTGGCCAACACCGAACGGCGCCAGATCACCGCGCGGGAAGTGGCAGAGAAGCACGAAGAAAAGCTGCTGATGCTGGGACCGGTACTGGAACGGCTGCACACGGAACTGCTGGATCCGCTGATCAACCGCACCTTCAGCATCCTGCAGCGCAACGGCGTGCTGCCTCCTCCTCCTCCTGAGCTCGCTGAGCGGGAGCTGGAGGTCGAATATGTCTCCGTGCTGGCGCAGGCACAACGGCTGGTGAACACTGGCGCTATAGACCGCCTGGCACAGTACACCGGGGGTTTGGCGCAGATCTGGCCGGAAGCTCGGCACAAGTTCAACGCAGCACAGTCGGTGGATGAATACGCCAACGCCCTCGGGGTCAGCCCCAGCATCCTCAACAGCGACGAGGTGGTTGAAGCCATGGTGCAGGCCGAGCAGCAGGCGGCCGCGCAGGCGCAGGCGCAGGCGCAGGCATCCCAACTGACCGAGATGGCCAAGACCGCCTCCGATACGCAGGTGTCAGAGGATAACGCCCTGGGCACCGTGATGCGCCGGGCAGGGTTGGCCTGATGAGCAACGCCCGGGAACAGGAGCTGCTGACCCTGCGGGAGCTGATGCGTTCTGAGAACGGAAGGGCGCTTATGTGGCGCTGCTTAGCACAAACGGGTATATTCAACAATGACTTCGATGTAATGGCAACGGTGAATGCGTTTCACTCTGGGCGACGTGAACAGGGGGTTTGGCTCACCGGCGAGCTCAAAGAAGCCGCCCTCGATGAGTATTTGATGATGCTGAAGGAGCATGCAGATGGTTGACGGAATTCAAGCAACCGGTGTCGAAGCGGACACCGGTTCACAAGATCAAGGTGCGGTCGATACGCTGTTGACCGGCACTGTACCCGCGGATGACGCGGGAGTCACTTCTGACGCGGCTGCACCTGCAGCCGTTGAGGGAGCCACTGACACCGGTGCTGCCGATGCCAGTGGTGACGCTGAGGATGGCCAAACACCTCCTGGGGAATATGCCGACTTCACACTGCCTGAAGGCATCCAGCTTGACGAGTCGCTGATGACCGAAGCCCTTCCTGTGTTCAAGGAACTGGGGCTAACGCAGGATGCAGCTCAGAAGCTGGTGGACTTTCACGCGGCGCGGGTCCAGGCGGACGCTCAGAATCAGGTTGACGCTTTCAATCAGCTCAAAACTGACTGGCGTGAACAGTCTGTTAATGACAAAGAGTTCGGGGGCGACGCATTCGCTGAGAATGTCAAACTCGCACAAGCTGCCGTTAACAAGTTTGGGACGCCGGAGCTGAAGCAACTGATGGAAGACTACGGTGTGGGAAACCACCCTGAGATGCTTCGTTTCATGGTGAAAGTCGGCAAGCTGACCGCTGAAGATGTACCCGGGTCCACCGGAACGGCGGGAGCGGAGAAGAAGGATGTCGTGTCGATGATGTACCCTAACGACCGCAACAAATAAACTGCCAGTCACGTGAGGTGAATATATGGCTATTCTAGGCGCAAGCATGGTCGATCTGATCGACGTGTACAAGCAGCAGGACGGACGGGGTAACTTCGTGCCCGTCATCGAAATGCTGACCGAAATGAACCCCATGCTGGCCGATGCCATCATGATGGAGTGCAACAAGGGAACCACCCACCTGCACACGGTACGGACAGGCCTGCCCGATGTCGCCTGGGGCAAGCTCTACCAGGGGATTCCCAACGGCAAGGGTCACACCGCGCAGGTGGAAGACACCACCGGTTTCGTGGAGGGCCTGAGTACCATCGACTCCCGACTGCTGAAGCTGTCCACCAACGAGGGTGCGGTGCGGCTGTCCGAAGCTCAAGCGTATCTGGAGGCGATCGCGCAGGAAGTCCAGACCAAGATGATCTACGGCAACACCGCCAGTGATCCCGAGGAGTTCCTGGGTCTTGCCCCGCGCTTCAACAGCCTTAACGCCGCCAACGGGGGCCAGATCATCGACGCCGGCGGCACCGGTTCCGACAACACCTCCATCTGGTTCGTCACCTGGGGCGACAACCAGTGCACCGCGCTCTACCCCAAAGGGACCGCTGCCGGTATTGACCGGGAGGATATGGGCGAGCAACGACTGACCGATGGCAGCGGCAACGCCTACTACGGTAAGGAGGAGAAGTTCACCCAGCATGTGGGCCTGGCGGTGAAGGACTGGCGCTATGTCAGCCGGATCGCCAACGTCGATGTCAGCGACATGGCCGCCGGCTCCGTGGCGTTGTACGATTTCATGCGCAAGGCGTACTACAAGCTGCAGAACCGCCGTGTCGCGGGGGGCAAGATGGCTATCTACTGCAACCGGGATGTCCTGGAAGCACTGGATGCCCTGGCCACCAACGCCGGCGCCTCTGACAGCTTCATCCGTCTGCGTCCGATGGAGATCGAGGGCAAAGAGGTGATGACCTATCGCGGCATCCCGATTCGGGAAACCGACGCCATCATCAACACCGAAGCCCGGGTGGTCTAAACCTGGTCGCGGCCGGGGTTCCCGGTCGCTCTTTCACAGTAAGAGGACGAATCCATGATTCTCTCAGCACAACAACTGTTCTCCGATGACCAGGCGATCACCGCGACTGCGATCTCCACCAACGTCATCGATCTGGGTGTGGCCGGTACGCCGTTTGGCGCCGTGGCCGCGTTGAACCAGGATGTCGGCAAAGGCGCCAAGATCCCCATCCTGGTGCAGATTACCGAGGATTTCACTCACGGCACGTCAGCTGACCTGACCATCACCGTGGAAGCGTCGGCAGCTTCTGGTCTGACCTCCCCGGTGGTTCTGGCCGAAGAAACCATCGCGTTCGCCGATCTGGTGGCCGGTAAGATGATGTTCAACCAGGTGGTCCCCGATGGTGCGGATCTGCGTTATCTCGGCGTCCGCTACACGTCCAGTTCCGGTTCGTTCACGGGCGGCAAGGTGACAGCCGGTATCACCATGGGCAACCAGACCAACATCACTGGTGCGTAAGGGGACGGGCGGCTTCGGTCGCCCTTCTTTTCAACTGATCGAGGATTGAGGATATGCCCACATATCAAGTGACCGCTCCCGGGTTCCATGATGGCAAGATGTACAGCCCCACCGGTAAGCGCCGCACCCTGACCACGGACAAGGCGTTCAATGAGTGTCCCTCCTGGCTGACCCCGACCAAGCCGGAGACCCCTGCCGAGCGTAACAAGCGCAAGACGCAGGAGAAGACCAACGCCAAGCAGGTGGCGGAAGCGAAAGAAGAGATCACCGGTGCATCGTTCCTGGCCGATCCGGCTGCGGGCTCCAATGTCGAAACCCTGTGAGGTGGTGAGTCATGCCTGAAGATCAAGTGAAGATCAAAAAGCAATCCGAGATGTCTGACGGCATGGTCTGCTGCTCCAGCGGGGAGCATTACCCCTACGACACCGGGTTGAGTTTCGACAACGAGATGCTTGATGAGCTCGGTGTCGAGGGGCTTGCGGTTGGGGATGTGGTGGAGGTGCGCGGGTATGCCTTCGTGGACAGTAAGTCAGAGCACTCCAGCAAGGAGCACTCCAGCAAGTCCATGCGGCTGCAGATGACCAGCATCAAGGTGCGCCGTGAAGTCGATGACCGGGTCAAACAGATGTACGGTGACGGGAGCTAAATCATGGCCTCTGCTGTTGAAATCGTTAACCTGGCCCTGAGCAACATTCGCGCAGGCAGCATCAACAGCCTTGATGAGGGGTCGCTGCAGGCACAGGTTGCCAAGCTGAAGTACCCGTTCATGCTGGATCGACTGCTGCGGGAGGTTCCATGGCAGTTCAACCGCAAGATCCGGGCGCTGAGTGTCCTGGTCACCGATGTGTTCAACTGGGCCTACGCGTACCAGTACCCGACCGACTGTCTCAAGGTGCATCGACTGGTGCCCGCCTGGGAAGAGATCCCTGCTGGTGGCGCCAAGGTGCTGTCACGTCGGTTCGAGCCGGATCTGCGTGACCTGAAGGGGTTGCGTCGCCAGGTGCCCTATGAGGTGTTCAACTTCGACAACAACAAGGTGATCGCCTCAGACGACCCCGAGCTGCGCATCGACTACGCCGCTAAGATCACCGATCCCAACCTGTTCAGCGCCGACTTCATCCTGGCGCTGTCCCACCTGCTGGGGGCTGAACTGGCCATCCCGCTGATCGGTGCAGAGACCGGGCGTCAGCTGCGGTCTGATGAGATGACCCTGTACCAGGCGTACCTGGATTCAGCCATCGCCGACGACATGAACGATGGCTTCAATACCCCCGCCGAAAGCGAGTTCATCACAATCAGAGGGTGACCCGTGCCACTTACCACGCAGCGATCGTTCACCAGCGGTGAAATCTCCCCTTCACTCCAGTCCCGCGCCGACACGGTCAAGTACGCCACCGGGCTGAACCTGTGCGAGAACTTCCTGGTGAGGGCGCAGGGTGGCGTCTATTCACGGCCCGGGCTTCGATTCGTGGGGGAGATCGGCGACAGCACCACCACGGCGCGACTGATCCCCTTCAGCTTCAACACTGAGCAGACCTACACCCTGGTGATCCAGGCCAGCACCCTGCGTGTGGTCAAGGACGGGGCGTTTGTCATCGCCGGGGCGGGGCCTGCCCTGTTCGAGCTGGCAACCCCCTACACCGAGGCGGAACTGCCTTTCCTGGGGTTCACGCAGTCCGCCGACGTGATGACCATCACCCACCCGAACCATGACCCGCGCAACCTGAACCGACTGGCCGACGACAACTGGACCCTGACGACGATCAACTACGCATCCTCCGTGACCGCGCCGACATTCGCTTCGTCCACGGTTCGGACCATTACCGACATCACGCAGAGTAACCCGGCTGTCGTCACCACATCCGCAGCGCACGGCTTTGTCACCGGGAACCTGATCGACATCGACGGTGTGGTGGGGATGACCGAGGTCAACGGTCGAACATTCCGCATCACGGTGACATCGACAACCCAATTCCAGCTTGATGGGGAAGACTCCACAGGTCACACCGCCTACAGTTCAGGGGGTACGGCTACCCGTCAGAACGCCGCTACCACCGTGGGGTCCGGTTTCGGAGGGTTCAGTAAGGCCTACGCTTACGTGGTCACCGCCGTGGACGCGGACGGGGTGGAGTCCCTGGCGTCAGCATCGGTATCGCTGATCACCGCGTCCCTGTCCACCACGGGCGGGGTCAGGTTGACCTGGAACGCCGTTGCAGGTGCGGACTATTACCGCGTCTACAAGGATCCATCGAACAACACCGGTATCTACGGCTGGATCGGTGACTCCAACAACAACACCTTTGACGACTACAACATTGCCCCCGTGGTCAGCGACACGCCACCACAGGATCGTCAGCCCTTCTCCGGCGCGGGCAACAAACCCGCCACGGTGAACTACTACCAGCAGCGCCAGGTGTTCGCCAACACCACCAATGAGCCGCAGACGGTGTTCACCACCCAGACCGGCAACTTCAAGAGCTTGCGCACCTCCAGCCCCGCCCGGGATGATGATGCGGTGACCTTTACCATCGCGGGCCGGCAGGTCAACGAGATCCGTCATATCGTTTCCCTGGACGCCATGCTGCTGCTGACCAGCGGCGGCGAGTGGAAGACCACCGAGGGGCAGGATCAGGTGCTGACCCCGGCCACCATCGGTGTGCGCCAGCAGTCCTATAACGGCTGCAGCTGGGTGCCCCCCGTGGTGATCAACTCCACGGCCCTGTACGTGCAGGAGAAAGGCGCCCGCATCCGTGACCTGGGTTACGAGTTCAGCAGCGACAAATACACCGGTAACGATTTGTCGCTGATGTCCGAACACCTGTTCGAAGGGTATGAGATCACCGCCATGACCTACGCGGCGGAGCCTTACGGTATCCTCTGGTGCGTGCGTAATGACGGTGTGCTGCTGGGTCTGACCTATCAGCGGGAGCACCAGGTGTGGGGCTGGCATAAGCACACCACCGAGGGGGAGTTCGAGTCCGTGACCTCTATCACAGAGGGCAACCGGGACGCGGTCTATGTGGTGGTCAAGCGTACCATAAACGGTGCGACCAAACGGTACGTGGAGCGGTTGGAGCCCCGGGAGCAGACCAGCGCCGAGGACTGCTTTTATGTCGACTCAGGACTCACTTACGACGGTGCCGCCGCTACTGTGATCAGCGGGCTGGATCACCTGGAAGGCGAAGAGGTGGCCGTGCTGGCGGACGGTTACGAAGTCACCGGTCTCATCGTGTCGTCGGGCTCGATTACCCTGTCCCGGGCCGCGTCCAAGGTGCAGGTGGGGCTGGCTTACACCCCGGTGATCGAACTGCTGGACATTGACACCGCATCCCCCACGGACAGCCTGAAGTCCCGCTATGTCTCAGTATCCAAAGTCACCATAGAAGTCGAGAAGTCCCGGGGCGGCTGGGTCGGCCCGCGACTGGATGCCGAGGTGACCGGGAGCCCGGTGATGCGGGAGATCAAGCCCCGCTTCGACGCTGACGGTTACGACCCCATCGCCCTGCGTACCTTCAAGCAGCAGGTCATCATCGAGCCCCAGTGGGCCAGGGGTGGCGGCGTTCGTATTGAACAGCGATCCCCGCTGCCCATGGCGATCCTCTCCGTCATCCCGCAGGTGGACGTAGGTGGCAATTGAATTCGTCAAGCCGACTGACGCAGCGATCCGGCTGATCGCCGCCGACATGCGTGACGCCGACGCCGCTGAGGTGTGGGCGTCCCATCGTCACACCCCGATGGACGCCCTGATCAAGGGGTGGTCGATGTCAGATTACAGTGTCGTGGTCGAGTGTGACGGGGTTCCCTGTGCCATGTTCGGCCTGGTGGTCGAAAACCTGATGACCGGCGCGGGGGTCCCCTGGCTGTTGTCCAGCCATCATGCCCTCCAGTACAAGCGGGCATTTCTGGTACAATCTCCCCCAGTGATAGCGCAGATGCTTGACATCTGCCCCCGGCTGTCGAATTACGTTCACGCCAAGAACCGGGTGAGCATGCGCTGGCTGAAGTGGTTGGGATTCACCATCGATGCGAACGCGATCAGTGTCAATCAGGAACCCTTCCACCGGTTCCATCTTGAAAAGGTGCAGTGACGATGTGTGATCCGGTAACCATCATGGCAGTGACCGCGGCGGCGTCCACTGCCTTCTCGGTCAAGCAGGCCAGGGACCAGGGGAAGTTCCAGTCGGGGGTGGCGGAGTTCAACGCCCGCACCGCCGCCAACGAGGCCGAGGCCACCCGCAGCGCCGCCACCGCCGCAGAAAACACCCAGCGTCAGCGCACTGCCGAGCTGCTTTCACGCCAGCGGGCGCAGCTGGGTGCCGCCAACGTCGACATCGGGTACGGGTCCGCCCTGCAGCTGCAGGAGGACACACTGACACTCGGTGAGGCTGACGCGCTGCGTATCCGCAGCCGGGGTGATCAGGCGTTCGACGCCCTGGGTCGTGAATCCATGCTGTCCGAGGCACAGGGGGACTATGCCAAGACAGCGGCGCGGAACAAGCAGATCGGCTCACTGCTGTCGGGCGCCAGCGACATCGCGGGAACCGGAGTGGCGGACAAGTGGTTCACCCCGCAGAGTGCTGCCAAGCCTGCCACAAAAAGTTCGTTCAATCTGAATCTGGATCAAGTCTCACTGGGTAGCTGATATGCCGAAGGTAGCGCAGGCGCAATCTGATCAAGTCCCCCTGGATGTCGTCCGCCAGCCCCGGGCCAGCGGTAGTGTCCCTGCCGGAGCGTTCGGCGGCGATGTTGCCAAGGGTGCCACCGACCTGGTGCAGGCCGGGCTGGACATCAAGCAACGCATCGACACCACGGCGGCGGAAGAGGCGCTGGTCAAATTCGAGCGTGACAAGAATGCGCTGTTCTTCGATCCGGAGAAGGGCTACTTCAATACGCAGGGTCGCAACGCCTTCGAGGCCGCGCCGGAAGCCACCGCCACCCTGGAGAAGATGCGCAAGCAGTACGGTGACAACCTCAGCGAACAGGCCCGCACCGCCTTCAACCGCGCCGCCGAGGCGCACATCACCCGGGCACGGGCTGACATCGGGCGCCATTCGTCCAAGGGGCTGAAAGCCTGGGAGACGGCCACCCTGGAGGCGCAGGTGGAGAACACCCTGGAGAACTCGACCCTGTACTGGAATGATGCTCAGGCGATCCGGGTGCAGCGGGTGCTGGGGGAGCAGGCGGTGATGGACGCCGCACAGACGGCAGGCATCGGCCCTGAAGCCACTGCCGAACGACTGCAGACCTTCCGCTCCACCTTCGCCGGTAACGCCGTGGCAGCGGCCACCCAGAGCAGCGCAACCGAGGGTGAGCAGCTGCTGGAGCAGATGGGCAGTCTGCTGGAGGGGCCGAGTAAACTGAAGCTGGAGAAGCAGATCGCCGTCAAGCGCGAGGCGGAGAAGACCAAGAGCGATGCCGAGATGGCGGTGCTGAAGGCCACCACACTGGTGGACCAGTACGACGACCGGCTCCAGGTACAGGATGAGATCGACAAGATCGAAGACCCGGAGCTGCGCAAGAAGACTATGAGTGAAGCGATGCGTCTGTTCAGTCAGCGGCGTCAGGCCGAGTCCGAGGCGCGGGCAGCTGCGTTCGAGGCCGGAGAGTCCCACGTGGTCAGCGGCGGGTCCGCCGAGACCTTCAAGGTGCAGGATCCCGAGGGCTGGCAGCGGCTGAGTCCCAAGCAGCAGCGGGCGCTGGAGTCCGGCAAACCGGTGATCACCGACTGGAACACCTACAGCCGCCTGATGACCCTGCCCAAGGACAAGCTGGCCAACGTGGACCCGGCGGAGCACTTCAGCGACCTGGCACCCAGTGAACGCAAGTCCCTGATCAGCGCGGTCAAGTCCGCCAACGGTACGGGGTCGGGGTCAGACAAGATCGAGCACCAGGTGGGCCGCACCCGGAGTGCGCAGGTCACCTCCACCATCGAGCAGATATTCGGCAAGAAGTCGAAGTTGGACAGCAAGGAACTGGAGCAGGTCAACGCCTTCTATGCGTTGGTGGACGATGAGGTGCGTTACCGGGAGAGTGAGCTGGACCGCAAGCTGTCATCCGATGAGTTCACCAACCTGCTGTCCGGGCTGACCCGCAAGGTGGTGCAGGAGGGGGTGCTGCCGTTTGGCCTCAGTGACACCGAGATCGACATCACGGACATTCCGACACTGGATAAGGACGGCGATGAAGTCATCCCGCAGTTGAGCAAGTTTTTACGCGATCAGGACATTCCGGTCACATCGGACAATCTGGTCAAGGCTTACCTACAGGCGACGAAATAATGGCACTGGATCTTGAAAAGATTGACCTGGGCAGCTTCGGTAGCAGTGACAAGCTCGAATCGACACTTAAAGACAACCAGTTGAACGCCAGCATCAACGAGGCGGTGAAGATCGACCCCGACCAGCGGGCGAAGACCACCGAGCTCAGCCGACGCTCCGGTGTCCCCGAGTTCGCCGTCGAGAACGACCCGGCAGCGGTGGAGGGTCGACTGAAGCTGGACGCCATCGACACCGCGTCCATGTCCAAACGCAACCCCAACACCGCGAAATACCTCACCGACTTCAACAACGCCGCCATCGCCCACGACGATATCGATGTCCTGAAAGAGATCGAGGACATCTTCGACTTCGGCGAGACGTTCAGCAACATCGGCGAGACCATCCGCAGCGGATTCAAGTCGCAGGTGGCCGGGCTCAACATGGCGGGGATCGACATGACCCCCAGTCGCATTCATGACCTGGTGCCCGCTGCCGTGATGCCCATCGGCATGGAGGGCGACGCCGCGCTGATCTCGCAGGAACTGGCGTCGAACCTGGACATCCACACCGACGAACAGCTGCAGCAGGCCAAGCACGACGCCACCGAGCAGATGCTGAACACCCTGCGCGAGCAGCAGGAGAAGCGCAAATCCCTGACCCCCGAAGACCTGAACCTGCTGGAGCAGGGGGTGCGGGCCGGGGTGGAGTCCCTGGCCAACATGGCGCCCGGCTTCGGCCTGATGCTGCTGTCCGGGGGCCGTGCCGCCCCGCTGCTGGCCACCATGGGTGTGCAGACGTTCGGCGACAGCTACGCGCAGGGACGGGCTGACGGGCTGGACCCGGAGCGGGCGGGCTGGTTCGCCAGCATCAACGCCGCCATCGAGGTGGGCACCGAAGTGCTGCCCACGGGCACCCTGGAGCGGATCCTGACCGGTAAGAGCGAAGGGCTGAGCAAGGCGGCGCTCAAGTTCATGGTGCAGGAGATGGGCACCGAGCAGCTGGCCACCCTGGGGCAGACCCTCAACGAGAACGCCTTCGGCATCGATGAGCAGATGGCCGCCGCCGAATCGGTCGAAGAGATGGTCCAGCTGCAGCTGCAGCGCCAGGCCGTCACCGCCATCGCCACCGTGGTGGCAGGGGGTGCACAGGTGACAGCGGTCACCGGTATTCGCAAGACGGTGGAGGCGCTGTCGCAGGACCGCTCAGCCAAGGAGACCCAAGGGCAGGTCGAGCAGCGCAAGCTGGACCAGATCAACAGCGCAGCCGAGAAGTCCAAGCTGAAGAACCGCAGCAAGGAGGCGTTTCAGCAGTTCGTGGAGCAGGCGGACGGGGACAACAACACCCACGTCTTCATCGACGGGGCGCAGACGGCCCTCTACCTGCAGACCAAGACCGTCGAAGAAATTCAGGCCGACCCGGCACTGACCCGGCTACGCCAGGGGGTCGATGAGGCGGCGTCTCTGGGCGGGCAGCTGTCCATCCCGGTGGCCGAGTTCGCTACAGAGATGGCCGGGACCGAGCACTTCACCCAGCTGCGCGACAGCATGACCCTGAGTGACCAGACCATCGCCCCCTTCCGCCAGGAGCAGGTCCAGCAGGAGACGCAGGGCTACATCCGCACCCTGCTGGATGAGGCGCAGGAGAACGTCAGCCAGTACGTGGAGGCGCAGGAGCTATACACCCGGGTGCGCGATCAGCTGCTGGACAGCGGGCAGGTCAACGCACAGAACGCGTCCGTCATGGCGCAGGTGGTGCCCGCCTGGGCCACCGCGCAGGCGCGTCGTCAGGGCAAGAGCGTGGAGCAGGTCTACCAGGACGCCGGGCTGCTGATCGAGGGGCCGCAGACGGGGGAGAAGGCGCGGCTGCAGGGGGAGTTTGATCTGTTGGGGCAGACCCCCGTCGCCACTGACGTGATAGAGCAAGGGGTCGAGTTCAGCCCCGAGAACCCTGAGTACCCGCTGGCCCCCCGAGGCGATTGGTTCGGTGACGCGAATTTTGCACAGCGTGGTGGTAAGGTCGTAATGATGGACCCGCTTGCAATCTTCGAAGGTGGCAAGGAGGATGGGCGTCACCGTGCGCGTGCCGCGATCAATCTGGGTATTGAGCAAGTACCGGTGATTCTGTTTGGGGAGCAGGTCGAGCGATTCGAACAGTCCGCCCCCGAGCAACCCCGCAACCTGTTCGTTGCGCACAACCTGTCCGCTGAGAACATCCTGGCGGCGGCTGACCTTGGCGGACTGGCGGCGCCGTCCATCGCTGTCACCCGGGCGGACCTGGGGGAGTTCAGTGACTTCGGTGAAGTGACCCTGCTGGCGGATCCAACCCTGCTGACCCGCAGCGGCATCCGCACCTTCGAAGCGAAAGCTCAGCGTGCGGTTAGCTTCGATGAGTTCGACACCGCAGTGGTGCCCAAGGGGATGCGTAAGGAAGCACTCCAGGTGCTGCGGGACGCGGGTCTGAAGATCAAGACCTACGACCCGACAGGCAAGGGCAAGACCCGGCAACAGGTTATCGCGGAACAGAAAAAGCTGCTGTTTCAACCCACCAGCGAAGCCGCCCCCGGTGCTCGTGGTTACTACGACCCGACCAACAGCATCATCCGGCTCACCGAGGCGGCGGATCTCTCCACCTTCCTGCACGAGTTCGCCCACTTCATGTACGAGATGGAGCTCAAGGGCGACACCGACCTGCTGCAGAGCATCAACGGTTGGTACAAGCGCAACGCCGATGCCTTGGCGGCTGAGGCGAACGGGTATCTGGACCGGGAGGGGGGAGCGCTGGAGCAGGCTGCTGCTGACCCTCTTGCTGATTTTGACCCTGACAAAAACTATGTGTCTTGGGGGGTAGAGCAAGACCCTGTGTTTGACAGCGAAGGGAACGAGACTGAAGGCGAGCCTTACGTAAAAATAGACTATGTGGTGATAGACGAATCCAACCGTGGAAGAGGTCTGGCGAGAGCGGCCCTGCACTATGAACTACAACAGATAAAAAAAGAACACCCTGATCTTGAAGTGAAAATCATAGCCGACCCCATGGAAGAGTCCGTCGATCGGGATCAACTGGTCGAATTCTACGAAAGTATGGGGTTTGATGCGACGGACGAAGACGTAGGGGCTGGTGTGCTGCTTTCGATGCCTGCGTCATCAATAATACAGTCACCCGAAGAACTCGCACAGTCCACTCCGCCCACCGGGCGCCCCGGCACCATCACCGCCGGTGATGTGGTGGCCTTTCTCGACCAGACCACTACCGGTGACCGGGCCAAGGATGCCGCCATCCGCCGCGCCGTCCATGAGCAGTTTGCCCGGGGCTTCGAGACCTACCTGATGGAGGGCAAGGCGCCCAGCATCGAGCTGCGCAATGCGTTCCTCACCTTCGCCCGCTGGCTGTCGCAGATTTACCAGAACCTGCGCGGTCAACTGAATGTGAACCTGGACGCCGGGATGCGCCAGGTGTTCGACCGGCTGCTGGCCACCGAGGAACAGATCGTCGCCGCCGAGGCCCGCGCCCGGGTGGCGCCCCTGTTCACCGACGCAGTGATGGCGGGCATGACCGAGGAGGAGTTCGCCGACTACCAGCAACGCCAGAGTAAGGTCAAGGACGTGCAGCACGAGACGCTGCGCGACAAGCTGATCAAGCAGCTGACTCGCCAGCAGGAGGAGTGGTGGAAGGAGGAAAAACGCGATCTTGCCGACGAGGAGATCGACCGGCTGAAGAAAGAGCGGGTCTACGTCGCCCGGGACCAGCTCAGGACCGGTGACATCAAGCTCGACTTCGCCACGGTCAAGGAGATGGTGGGAGAGGAGCGCACCGACAAGCGCGGGCGCACGTCCATCCGGGTCAGCGAGAAGCTGCGCGGCATGACCGCCAAGGAGCACCAGGGGCTGCACCCCGACGAAGCGGCGGCGATCCTGGGCTATGACTCGGGCTCGCAGATGCTGGATGACCTGATCAGCGCCCCGTCGATCACAGAGGCCGCTGACGCGGCCGCAGAGGCCCGCATGGTTGAACGCCACGGTGACATCATGACCGACGGCAGCATCGAGCAGGCGGCGGATGAGGCGGTACAGAACGAAGAACGGGGCAAGCTGCTGCTGCACGAGCTGAAGATGCTCGCCCGGGGCACCAACGCCCCCACCGCGGACCGCGCCACCATCAAGGCCATCGCCGCAGAGCGTATCGGACAGATGTCGTTCCGGCAGATTCACCCGGGCAAGTACCGGTCGGCGGAGATCAAGGCGGCGAATGAAGCCGGGCGCATGTTGGCCGAGGGCAACCGGGAAGGTGCCGCCGCCGCCAAGATGCGCCAGGTGCTCAACTACTACCTGGGGATGGAGGCGACCCGGGCCAAGAACGAAACCACCGCCATCGTTGACCGCATGTCCCGCTACGGCAAGAAGAAGGTCCAGACCGAGATCATGAAGTCCGAGGGTGGGCACTGGGAGCAGATCGTCAAGATCCTCAACCGCTTCGAGTTCCGAAAATCCGCCACCCTGACCGAGGTGGAGAACATCAACACCTGGGCCAGGGAGCGCATGGAGACGGAAGGGGATGGATTGGTGCTCACCCCTGTCGTGCTCAATGAGTCTCTGGTCACCCACTGGAAGAACGTTCCCTTCGGCGATCTGGTGGGCGTCAGCGCCTCGGTGAAGAACATCGAGCACGTCGCCCGCTACAGCAACAAGATGAACACCATGGCCGAGGAGCTGGAGTTCAAGAAGCTGAAGGCAGACTGGATCGCCAGCATCAAAAAGAACAAGCAGCGCTTTGAGACCAAGGCCACCCGCTCCCGCGCCGCCGACGCCCGGGAGACCGCCCCCATGGAGCACGTGCGCCGCTGGTCATCGCAGCTGACCAAGATCCCCTTCCTGGCCTCCTGGCTGGACGGCGGCGAGCGGGCCGGTCTCAGCCACCAGATCCTGATCCAGCTGCCGACCGATGCCCTGGACGCCAAGATGAACCTGATAGACACCGTGGCCACCCCGGTGAACGACGCCATCATCGACCGCAGCAAGGAGGACAAGAAACGGCACATGCGCAAGATATGGATCCCGGAGATCAATGATCACCTGCTGGGGCATCAAGTGCTTGCGGTAGCGCTGAACACCGGTAACCAGAGCAACCTGCGCAAGCTGCTGCTGGGGGAGGGTTGGGCCGACCCGGAGAACGACGCCGACATCAGCCTGCAGAATGCCAAGCTCCAAGCCGTGCTGCAGCACATGACCGCGTCAGACTGGCAGCTGGTGCAGACCATCTGGGACCAGATGGAGATTCTCTACCCGCAGCTGGCGGAAGTGCACCGACGCACCACCGGGTTGGTGCCCCCCAAGGTCGAGGCAACCCCGGTGGAGACCCCCTTCGGTACCTTCAAGGGCGGCTACTACCCGGTGAAATACTCCCCGCAGCGCAGCCATAAAGCCGAGAAGAACGCGGAGAAACGGGACGCCGAGACCGAGTCCATGTTTAACAACACCGCCAGCATCCAGGCGTCGGTGAACGCGGGCGCCACCAATGAACGGACTGGTTTTTATGACCGGATCCATCTGAGCCTGGACGTGGTGCCGGAGCACTTCAACGAGGTGATCCACTACATCACCCACCACGACGCCGTGCGTCAGATCAACCGGCTGATCCAGGCACCGGACGTGGCAGACGCCATCAGCGGGGTGCTGGGGGAGTCCGAGTTCAAGCAGCTCAAGCCCTGGCTCAACGACGTGGCTAAGGACGGACGCGGGCAACCGGTGAAGACATTCATTGACGAGGCGTTCCAGCGGCTGCGCTTCGGCACCACCCTGGGGGTCATGGGCTTCAAGGCGTCCACGGGCATCATGCAGGTGTTCGGGTTGTTCACCACAGCGGCAGAGCTTGGAGTGGGTCCAACGGTGAAGGGGATCCAGTCGGCGGTGGGTCGGGCCTGGTACATGAAAGCGATCCGTCGCACCCTGGGCTCCACCGACGACCTGCAGTCGGGCTGGGACTTCGCCGCCGAGCGGTCCAAGGTGCTCCCGCACCGCACCGAGACCATGGACCGGGAGATCCGCAACGCCATGACCCGACTCAAGGGTCAGCGTGGCTTCATCGCCGCCACACAGGAGGTATCCATGAAGCACATCGCCCTGATCCAGACCTATATGGTGGACCTGCCCACTTGGCTGGCGGCTTACGACAAGACACTCAGCGAGACCGGCGACGAGCAGCGGGCGATCCAGACCGCCGACCTGATGGTTGAGAGTCTCCAGGGCTCCGGCGCCACCAAGGACATGGCAGCCATCGTGCGCAACCAGTCCAAGCTTCTGACCACCTTCACCATGTTCATGACCTTCTTCAGTTCCCTGGGCAACCTCAGCCGTGACCTGGTGAAGGGGACCCGGTCGGGTCGCTACTCGGTCACCAGCGTCGCCGCCAAGCTGATGTTCCTTTACACTATTCCGGTGTTCCTGGAGATGCTGATGCGCGGGGAACTGGACGAACCGGAGGATGAGGACGGTCGGCTGGGAAAATACCTCACCGAGTTAGCTCTCTACCCCCTTGCTTCGGTCCCTGTTGTACGTGACGTGGCCAGCGGTCTGATCGGTGACTACGGCTACAACAGCACCCCGGTCGCCTCGATGCTGGAGCGGGGCATTGCAGGAACCAAAGGCATAGCAACTGCGCTTATGACCGACGAAGAAATTACCCGGGCACAGGTTAAAAACGCAACAAAACTGGCAGGTGCAATAATAGGGATTCCTGGTACAGGCCAGATATGGGCGACCGGAGAACATCTTTACGACGTGTTGGAAGAGGGTGAAGACTTCACCGTCCGTGAATCGCTCTTTGGCCCCAAACGGGACTGATGGTAAACTTTTGATAAATAAACAGGGCTTCTGACATGACGGTAAACACCACCAACATCACCTCGGGGCCCTATACCGGCACCGGCACCTCCGACACATTCAGCTACACCTTCCGGGTCACCGACAAGACCCAGCTGTCGGTGTTCGAAACCACTGCCGCGGGGGTCCGCACCGAACTCACCGTGGACACCGATTACACGGTGGCGGGGGTCGGCGATGACGCGGGCGGCACCCTCACCCGGGTGGCCGGGAACCTGCCGACCGATTACACCTGGTTCATCCGATCCAACTATCAATCTACCCAGGACACCGCTTTCACCTCTCAGGGGGCGTTCTTCCCCGACGTCCACGAGAACAGTTTCGACAAGCTGACGTTTCTGTTGCAACAGATCGAGGACGCATTGGGGCGGGCCGTGAGGCTGTCCACTGATCTTGATAACGATGGATCGTTTGTCATCGATAAAGATGCATCGGATCGCAGTGCCACAGTACTTGGTTTCGATGCGAACGGTGATGTCGTACTACTGGATCGGACTGATGTGACCATCATATCTGTTGTGATGGCGCAAAGTCGCACATTAGCAAGCGGTCAGACGTCCGTTACATTCACCAATTCAGTCGAGAACGCCAGCTTCT